ACGGCATACGAGATCCTCTCTGGTCTCGTGGGCTCGGAGATGTGTATAAGAGACAGGATATAAAGAAAGATTTAATTTAAGTCTTTTATTTGCCGTATTTTATATCAGATATAAAATCTCATTCCGAATGAGTATTTTGATATATTTTATAGATATTCTATAAATGAAAAGTGAGCCCTAAGATTTTGAAATCTTCAATTTATTTTCTATATTCTCTGAATCTTTTATTCTAAGTACTTACTATATAAAGAGATAAAAAATTTAGAAAGAAAATCATTTTCTCTTATCTCTTATTGAGAATTAATCTCAATAACTTAAGATTATTTTATTTAATATATAAAAACTTATCATAAAAGAAAATAAGATTCTTTTCAATAGATACTTGGATTAATGAGAGAAGAAAGAGAATTAATCTTTAGAAAAGAGAAGATTCTCTCTATCAAGAAATCATCTGATATCCTTTATTCTTTTCTCTCTCAGATTGATTTAAATCAATTCTAATGAGCTCTAATTCTCTTTTCGATATATCTATCAAGAAAGAAATCAAATCTCTTTAGATTCTATTTCTTTAATTCTCTCAAAATATCTAAGTCTAATCTTTATCATAAGTATTTTTCTCCAATCTTTCTATTAAGTGCACTTAATTAAATTCTCTAATTATTTTAATAAAAAGAATAAATTTAAGAAATTATTTTATATAATAAATACACTTATTAGAAAAGAAATAAGAGAATAGAATTTATATTTTTAGAAAATAATCAATCAAGATATTCTATCTATTTATTTATAAATAATAAGACACACTTAGAATAATCTTATTATTATAAATTATCTTATATAGATAAGAGAATAAAGACAGAAAAAAGAAAGAAAAGAAATAAGGAGAAACTCTGATTTCCACTAAGGAAAGAAAATATCTCTTATCTCTTTATATACCAATAGATTATAAAAATAGAATATTCTTTATAAAATAAGAAATAATAAGAAAACTTACTTATCTTATATATAAATTAATATAATATTCTATATAGAAGATAAGTAATAAATTAAATATAAATTAAGTTTTAAATCTCATATATATCAATAGAGAAAAAATAATTCTTTTTTTGTAAAATGAAAGAAAATAAGTAGGTGGTATACTGTGCCTATAGCTTAATGTGCAGCTTTCCTAAGTTACAAGTTAAATAATGATTCTTTTATATAAGAGATTTCTATATAAAGGTGTGACCAGCTAAAGGTGGAACTTATTTAAGTTTTAATATAATATTTCTTTATATAGAAAAAGGTTTCTTTATTATAGGGGTATAGCCTTTTATATATGGAACTTATTAAGTTTATATTAAATAAATAATGATTCTTATATATAGGGAACTATTGTATAAAGAAAAGAATTCTTTATACTAAACACTTACTAAGTTTCTTTATTTTCTTATATAAAAGAAATACTGTACAAGTTCTAAGTTAAATACATAATAAAAAAATTTCTATATATAAGAATAAAATATTTAAAATAATAAAAACTTAATAAATTTTTTTATATTTATTATATGAAAAAGAATTCTTTATTATATGGGGGATTATAAATAGAAAAAAGGATTTTTTATGTCAGAGTCAAGTAAGTAGCAAATAAACAAATAGATATTAGAAAAATAGGTATTAGCTAATAAAATATTAACCATATGTGTATTAGCTCTTGTGCATTGTTATAAGGTTTTATAGGAAACAAATAATTTCGTAGTGTTTGGGTATAGTGTGTCTCTTTATATAGAATATTATAGAATAATTATTTTCTTTTTGAGAAAGGAGCAAGTAATGAGTAAAGAAATAATTACAAACTTACTTGGTAATCCAGTTAAAATCGTTGTGGGATATAACGACTACATTGGAAAAGTAGGATTTGTTAGAACAATCTTTCAGGACAATGATGGAAACATAAAACTTCATATTGATATTAAGAAAGAATGTCTTATTGAAGTTTATGCAACAAATGTATCTGTTTGTCCTGTTATTGAATCAAAGCCCATAGATAAACTATGAAAGGAGAAACAAATGATAAAATCAAGTATTATATTTGTCCCTTTGTATGCTATTTGTTTCATACTTGAAATAGGACGGATATTTTGTGTAACTATAACATGTTTATATAAGTTAATTAGAGATATAGTAATATCTCCTTGTTCATCTTACAAGTTTACACGCATGTAAACAATATGAAGTATCTAAATCAGTATCAACATAAGCAAATGGTAGTGCTTATATAGGATAATAATGAAATGTTTTTAATCTTTAACAGAAGGGAAAGACATGAGTAACGGAAGAGCTCGAAGAATAGCCAAATGTGGTTATACATTTTTAGCACTTAGTAAAGTAAGTGCAGATAAGTTGTGTACCGAGAAACAAAAAAAACAATGCGAAAAAAGTAAGGAATGTATATTTGGAACGTGGGATGAAAAATATAAAAAGAATTATAGACAGTGTCGTCGTGTTAGAATTGTAGCTACAAAAGAATATGATTTGTAGAAAGGATAGAGGAAAAAATGTCAGATAGAAGAATTGATTTTGCAGAAGAAAGAAGGATAAAAGCTCTTAATTGGAAAATACATAGATTAAGAGGTAAATGTCCTCACAACTTTAGAGCAGGAGAAAGTATAGGTTCAACTGAAGGAAATTGTATTTATTGTAATGCAACTTTAAGTAAAGCAATGAAAGATTGGGAAGAAATTCCAGTCCTTACACGTAGGACTTATTGTTGGTATCCTAATTATACTAAAGATTTAAATGAGTGTATAGCAGCAGTAGATGATATTTACAAACAAGATTATACTATTAAAATCGTAAAAGATATTGATGATACTTTTTGTGCAGAGATACACAAGCCTATTCCAGAAGAGGAAGAAACGTATGAATGTGAAGAAGATTATTTAATAGAATGTTATTCCGGCTTTGGTAATAAAACACCGGCTGAAGCTTTAGCAATTGCACTTACAAAGGAGGAGTAATGCAAAAGAAAGAAACAAAAGTTTTTTGTGATTGTTGTGGCAATGAAATGACTGAAGATAGGCGTGCAACTATAGAATGTAACGTTGCTTTAAATATGATATTCACAATACGTGTAAATGTTACACTTCAAAGCGATGATGGAAAAAAACGTCATGCAGATTTATGTAAACGTTGTCGTAATGATGTGGCAGAACGTATTGCGGAAGAATTACTTATTGTGTATAAAGCAAAAGAAAGTAAAAAGAAGGAGTAGAAATGGACTTTGATAAAATATTAGAAGAAATTTATTATTGGATTATAATGTTAGGAAAGAGCATAAAGAAACAAGCAAAGGAATTAGAAGAAATAAATAAACATCCACAAAAAGGAGAAAGATATTTTTCAGGAGACTCTAATAACCCTGCAACTAAAAGTAATTGGACTACTAAAAAAGCAAAGATAATTGTCTATCCTTGGACAGATAAAGATTTAGAATTTTGGAAAGGAGGAAAAAAGCCAAAAGGATTAATTTGTCCAAAGTGTAAAAGTAATAAATGGCTTATATCGGATGTTGGAATTCAATGTGTTGATTGTTCGTTTTTCTTTGATTGGAGTTTTTGGTATTAGTATAGAAGAAATACAAAGTGAAATAAATGGACAATCACATTGGAAGGGTAACAATTACTGAAAGGAGTAAAATAATGGAACAAATCATTCAAAATCTGAAGCAGAAGTTGGAAGGGAAACAAAAGCTCCTTGACCAACAACGCAAAATGACAAACAAGACTGCAAGACAAGTTCATCGTATTGAAAAAGCACTTGAGGTACTTACTAAGGAGGACCCTCTTTTACCAAAGAAAAAGTTTGAAGTTAAATTAGAGAAATCAAAAAAGATTGGTCCTTTAAGTCCTGTTCAGCAAAAGATATTTAACTTTCTTGAATCACAAAATGGCGAATGGTGCACAGCAAAGACTATTCAAATACGAGCAGATATTAAGAGGGGTTCTGTTACAAGTGCTCTTAATGTATTAATAAAGAAAAGTAGAGTAGAGTGTAAAGGACGGGGAGTACATTATTATCCACGTGTATATCGTATTATAGGAAGTAATATATCGTATTATAGGAAGTAATAATAGAGGATAAGTTGGAAGGAGAAAACTAACTAATGATAATGAAACCAGAAATACCAGAAAAGATATATGATTTTGTTGTGTATTCTTGGGGTTTATATTATGCTTCGATTTGTACAAGTTTATCATTGAAAGAAACAGAAGAACGATTGAATATAGAACTTCCTACTGGAATAAAATCACAGTGGAAAAAAGCTGAAGAGGACTTTCACACAGGACAATCTAATCCATGTCCATGTGAGAGATACCCTGAAACACACAAACATTACTTATTTGTATGTTAGAAGGGATAATGGGTTATTTAATTGAATTTACTTGTTGTAACTTTCATACTTGGCGGAGAGAATTTGATGTAATTGATTTTAAGGAATTACTTAACGTGTTGTGTCCAATTTGTAGTGACGAAGCCAATAAAATAGAATCTTTGGAATATGGTTTGAATGTTAATTTAAAAGAAAGGATAGTTATACCTGCTGGAAGAAGAATTAGTATAGTTGGTTTTAATTTTCAAAATTCTTCTAATTCAGTAAGTACAAGAGTAGACAGTAAGCAAAGAGATTTAGTGATGGGTAAGGTACAAGAAATTAAGGCATATGTGCAAGCATTGTTAGAACAAAGAAGAATAGGCGAAGTTACAAAAGTTCAATTAAACGTGTTGTTAGATGAATTAGCAAGTGAGATTGTGGATGAATTGAAAATTAAGAGTAAAGATAAAGCAGCAATAGAAGCAAGATTGGATAGAGAAAAGTTAGAGCATTTGAGAAGTGGAATACAAAAAATTATAAGAATGATAGGAGAAGGTGAATATTCATTTTCAGCTTCAACTGAATTAGTTAATATGCTTGGAGTGTTATTAAGAAATAGCAAACATATTCGTGAAACACACAAGTCTGTAATTGAAAATGAAAATAAAGAAGGAAAAAAAGAAGTAGACATAGAAAAAAAGAAAAAGAAAATAAAAAGAATAATAGTAAGGAAAAATGGAAGATGAAGAAAGGGCTTAAAAAAGGTGCACTTGTCACTTGTTACAGGTGGTATATGTTACGTCGTGTATATGGGCATGTAACGGCATATTTAGGTGATGGCGTGTGGGCAGTTACTGGAAATTTTGGGTTGGAATCCTTTTATGAGCCATCTATACGAGTTGTAAAAAAACCAAAGTGGAAGAATGACTGATAATGATGAGGAGGTGAAATAATGGGAGAAAGACATAAAAACGATGATAAGACGATAAGGCTCTTTCGTGATGATTATCGTTTTTTATCTAATTTTCATATGCACATGTTTTTTTATGGAAGATATAGATGCGCTTCAGCAGAGCATATTTATCAAGCTATGAAAGCACGATTGGAAAGAGATAAACAAAGAATTTTAAGACTTGGCACTCCTAAACTTGCAAAGATTGCAGGGCAATATACGAATTTAAAATGTCGAATGGATTGGGGAGAAGTTAAAGTTGATATAATGTATGGTATATTAAGAGCAAAGTTTAAAATACCAGTATTAAGAAAGAAATTAATTGATACATTTCCTAAAAAGCTGATAGAAGAAAACTGGTGGCATGATAATTTTTGGGGTAGATGTACATGTAGTAAGTGTAAAAATAAAGGAAAGAATATGCTTGGAAAGCTATTAATGAAAGTAAGAGATAAAGTAATGAAAGTAAAAAAGAAAAAGAAAGTAAAAAGGAGGAAGAATGGAGAAGGAAAGAATTAAAGAAGCTATTAGTGAAGCAAAATATTTTATTAGTAAAGCAGAATTAGCTATTAAAAAAATTAATGAGGATTCACTTGTACTTATTTCAGGAAGTAAAGAGACTGCAGCATGTAAAAGAGCATCATTGGATTTGACAAGAACATTAGCAAAAATGAGGAGTACCAAAAGGTGAAGAAACAATAATACACGAAGCTTTACATCTTGGTTTTGGAAATCATCCGTGGCCAATGGAAAAAAGTGGTCATTGGAGAGAATGTTTAAAAGAATGACTAAAGTATTAGAAGAACGCGGAATAGAAGTATCTATTAAAGAAACAAAGAAAAGGAGGAAAAAATGAAGAAATTATTATTGTTGGTAGTAAGTATTGTATTACTGTCTGGATGTGGATTATTTAATACTTATGTGTATGATGAAGTAACAGTTAAAAATCTTAAAGTATTAAGAGGGATGTACATTACTGATATTGAGAGAGCAAAACAGGGAAATCTTCCTGATGCTTTCTACAATGCTACATTAGAAGTTTTTGATTCATCTATAATAAGAGAAAAAGCCAAGAAAGGGGATAAGTAATGTCTTTAGAAGAAAAAATAGAAGATTTGGAAGATGTATTAACGGAAGAATTTCCATTTTTGTTAAATGGGTTAAGTGAATCACTTAAATCTCTTAAAGATAATGCTAAAGAAGTATCTGAAGAATTAAAAAGTAGATTGGAAGGATTAGCAGAGCAATCAATTCTTACATTGCAACAAGTTGCTAAAAAACAAATAACAGAGGAGGATGGAAAAGAGATATTAAAAAGATTACGAATTGCATTTAATAATTATATTGATACAGCTCAAATTGAAGCAGGAAAAGCAATTGCATCTAAATTTGAAAGTTTGATTGATGATGTATTAGTATTTGTTGGAAAATTAGTAATTGGTTTTATAGTATAAGGAGACACACATGGAATGGGTAGATATAGTAACAAAGTTAGTAGTAGCTATTGTAGTAACTGTTACTCCTATTGTTTGGGCATTAATTAAAAGGAAATTAAAACTTAATGAAGAAAACTGGAAAGGCGTTGTTAGAATTATAGAACAATCTGTTGAGGATGTTTATATAAATGTTGTGCGTGATTTAAAAAAGGCAAGTGCAGATGGAAAACTTACTAAGGAAGAAATTAAAGATTTACAAGAAAAGGCGTGGGTAATTGCTGAAAAAGTTGGAAGTGATAAGGGGATTGATTTAATTAAAGAATTTGCTAAAGTTGGCGGAAAAGAATATTTTCCTGTTTTAGTAAGTAAGGTTATTAGTGAAGTGAGAGGTAAAAGAAAGTGAAATATAAAAGACCTGAAGAAACAAGGCTTATATGTCGTTTTTGTGGAAGTCTTATTTCTGAACAAAGGTGTAGGGCACTTATACGAGATAGGTGCCCTATATGTTCAAAGTGTGATGCTTTTATTCGTATTGATAATATTCTCATTGCTTTAAGGGTTAAAAAGATTAAACTTACTTATGCACAATTTATTAAGTTATTTCCAATAAGAACACGTCCTATTCTCTTGAAGTTGATTCTTTGATGGTATTTTGCCTCAAAATCATCATATGAGGACCCATAGGGCAAGATAGGGGAGCTTTGTCAGACCTATTGGTATGATGTAATGGTATTGGATACATGTGAACGTATAATGCGTTAGGATTAATATATTGTCACTTCTAATAAAACTTAAGGAATGGATTTGTATAGAATATATATGTGGATTATATTCTATTTATTTTTTTCTTTTAAGGAGGCATAAAATGGAAGAATTGTCAAAGAAACGTATTAAAAAATTAATTAAAGAAGCTCTTAAGGACGATAAGCTTCATAAAAGGTACAGGAACTTAATAGAAAATCTCTTTAAAATCATTAAGGATTATTCTAATTTGGTACAAGGATTGTTTGAAGTACTTGAAGATGCAGGTTTAATGGACGAAAAGGAATTACCAGAAAAAGAGTGGAAAGCTCCTACTTTCTATAACTCTGAGGACTTTGAATAGGAGGTAATATGGAATCAAAATGGAGAACACTTGCAACTGCTTTTTTACTTCTTATTTTGTTAGTATTTATTACTAACTTTGTAGGATGTAAAAAAAGTAGCAGAAGTTCAAAAGGAAAAACAAATACTTCAACTAGTACTAGTTCTGGTACTGGAACGGGCACTGAAACAAATACAGGCACAAATACGAATTCCAATACTGGAACTAATACTGGGACTACATCTGGAACAGGAACTGCAACTTCTACTAATGGAGCAAGTGATTTAAAAGTTTTTTATGATGTAAGATTTAATAATGTATACGAGTTTGAGATTATTGCAGGAGTGGATATTAATTCTGATAATTATACTGATTTTGGAATTAAGTATGATAAAGTTTGTACTTTTTATAGTGGGTTAGATAACTTTACAGAAATGTTAATGTTATTTCCACTAGATGAAAATGGAAGTTTTATTTTATTGTTGGAAGAACCAGTTATATCAAGTCCTGTAGATGTAGATGGAGATTCAAAACCGGAATTTGTCATATATAATTACAATTCAACTACGCTTGAAAGAACTTTAAAGATATATGATGCTGCTAATATGGTGATTAAGAGTGAAGTTGTAGTTGATTTAGGTTTGGACCATATGACTTACCGTTATATGAAAATTGCAGATGTAAATGGAGATAGTGTGCATGATATAATTTATTGTTATTGTTACGATTATAGTGGAGATTCAAAACCTAATTCATGGAGAATTATAATTTATAGCATAAAGTAAAGGAGAAAAAATGAAGTGTGATATTTGCAACGAAACAATTACAAATTTAGAAGAAAAAGACTTCCATGTTATTATTGGTAAAAGTGGAGACATTCCATTTGATGTTAGTAAGTTTGAATTTTTTATGTGTAGAAAATGTAAAAGAAGAATGAATGTATGTTTGAGCGATGAAAGATTGAGTGATGAATATCTTACAAGACCATTAACTTTATTGTTTAAGAGGATTATTAATGATGAAAAAGAGAGGTGGAAACCAGAAGAATCTACTGAAAGAACTTCCGTAATGTATCCTGATGACGACCACGAGGACTATTCAGGAGAATTACAAATTACTAAAGGCAATGATGGAGATTTGCATGTTATAACAACTGGTGAAAAGGCAGTTCGTCTATGCAGGAGTGGTGGAGCTTCAAGTTTGATTCCAGGAGTTACTACATTATTGGATAGAATATTTAATAAAATAGCAAAATATATGGATGAAAAGGAAAGGAGGAAAAGTGGATAAATTTTTTACTGGTGTTGGTTCAAGAAAGACACCAGAGGATAAATGTTTTTTATTGAAAAATCTTTCGGAAGAATTAGTAAAATTGGAATACGTACTTCGTTCTGGTCATGCAGCTGGTGCTGATAGAGCTTGTGAAGAAGGGGCAAACGGGAAAGCTCATATTTATCTTCCATGGAACAAATATGGAACTAAGCCGTATAGGGAAGATAAAGGAGCATTAGTAAATGGTCATTCTTTCATTTTTCACATGGAGCATTGGCCTGAACATGTTAAGATAATAAAAGAAGTTTGTAAATCTTTTGAATTGGATTTTAATGGAATGAGAGAAGGAATACAAAAATTGTTATTTAGAAACGTTTTTCAAGTTCTTGGTCATAGAAGAGTGGCAAAGGGTGGGAAATCAATAGCTAGTTTTATTCAATCTGATATAGTTATTTGTTATCACGAAAATACAGGTGGCACAAGATACGCTACCGAAATTGCAAAGAAATTTAAAGTTCCAATTTTAAATGTAAAAGATTTTGGTACATTTGAAGAAGCACACGATGAAGTTCTTAATATTTTAGGTATTGAGGAGGAAACAAGATGAGTAGAAAAACAACGAAAGAAAGTGCAGTAATTATAGGATGGACTCATTATCCATTTATGACTATATTGAATGAAGGCTCAATAGTAATATGTGATGATGAAAAAAGGAAAGAATGTAATAAAGCAAAAATATGTTTGGCTCCTGAAGTTCCACATTTTGAACGTAGAGATAAATTTTGTGATTGTAAAGAAGTAAAAATGAGTTGTAAATCATTTATTAAAAAGGGTAAGAAAGATGATAATAATAAACACAAATAATTTTTGGGGTGGTATTGATGCAGAGAATGGAATATGTGTAAGTATTGCAAGAACACAACCAAAAGAATTTAATTTACCTACTATTAAGTCTGCAATGCCCTCATCTAAATTATTGAATGATTGGAATTATAAGTTGAGATATAAAGGAAAATTAGGAGAAGAAATATATAAACAAAGATTTTTAAGAGATTTTGACCCACTTTGGTTTATTAAAGAAATAAAGAATTTTATGTTAACTGAAAAAAATAAAAAAGTTACTTTGTGTTGTTGGTGTAGAGGTAGATTTTGTCACAGAAAATTAATAATTGAAAGGATAAAAAAGAACGCAGAATTATATGGCATTAGAATAGGAGAAGTGAAATGACTAACGCGAGAATAAGAGGGATTGAAACAGAATCATTTATAGATATTATTTGTTGGATGCGAGAATATTGTAGATTATTTCCAATTAAACACTCATTTGATAAGAGATTTGCAATTGGTGTTTATCAAATACACCAAATAATGGGTTATGGTATTGAAATTGGAAGAATAGAATATGAACCATTAGCAGCTGCTTGTTTACATTTTATAGGAGTTGCAGAAATGTTAGATTTAGATTTGGAAACTTTTTTTTCAAATACTGATATAAGGGCAATTAAAAAAACACATCGTGGTACAGATGATATAAGTTATTCAGGTTGGGACTATGTTTTATATAATGTTAGTAAAGCACAACAAATGATTTTTTATCGTTCTTTAATTTACAAAGGTATAAAGAGAAAAAAAAGATATAGTAAGACTTTGTTAGTTATATGTCTTGCAAATTTAATCATGTTTTTTATGGACAGAATTCCAGTAGATAAAAGAAAACAAGCATTTTATCTTGCAATGGAAACAATGTGTGGTTCTTTATAAACAAAGCTCGTGTGACGGAATTGGAATACGTGAAGGATTTAAAATCCTTTGCTCGACGGAGTATGTGGGTTCGACTCCCATCACGAGCAGAAAGGAAAGTACATGAGTAATAGATGTCCATATTGTAATTTAGTTATTTTAGCACCAAGAGAATTAGAAATTGTGTCTATATTAGAAAAAGAAATGTCGAGTCACATGATATTGGAAAAGATGATAGAGAAAAAGTATGTTTTACCTAATAGGGATTTAGTTGATATAAAAGTGCAATTGAGAAGACTTATGAAGTGGGGAGTTATAGTAAAGCGTAAAATGACAGAAAAAGAAAAAGTAAGAAGAGGTGATAAATTTATGTATAAAGTTAGTTCAAAATATATTTTTCTTGTTGGAATGTTAGATGAAAAACAAAAGGAGTATTTAGGAAAAAAGACTAAGTATTTTAGTAGTTAAAGTACTTTTATAGCTATTATTATAAATAGATGGATTTTTTTAAAAAGGAGATATATTATAATGAAAAAGAAAGTAAAAAAAGTAAAGAAAATAAAAAAGGTTAAGATAAAAATAAAGAAAGTGAAAAAAGTAAAGAGGGATAAAGTAAAAATAAAGAAAGTAAAAAAAATAAAGAAAGTTAGAAAGATTAAGAAGATAAAAAAAGATGTATATATAGACAAAATTAATTACGATAGAAAGTATCAAACAAGGAGAGTTATAGAATGCATGGAGTGTAAGAGAAATGTTCTTGTTGCTATTGAAGCAAAAAGAGTTACTTGTCATATATGCTTGTTAAGAAAATTAAAGAACAAAAAAGAAAGGGCTTGAAGAATGGACAATAAACAAAAGTGTATAGAAAAAATAAAGAAAGTTTTTAATAAGTTTTATGAAAATAAATATGAAATGGAAATTTTTGATGAGGAAAAAATGTATCATTTGGAGGAAGAATTTCTTGAGTTATTAGTAAATCTTTCAGAGTTATATTTGTGTTATGAAGTATTTAAAAACAAAGCAAAAAAAGTATCGAAAGATAAAATAGGTGGAGCTAAATTACTTATAAGAAACGTGCCAGTGTTAAAAACTATGTCAGAAGCATTTGAATTTAGGTTTGCTCGTTTTTGTACATTTATTTCTGGTTTGCCTCGTACTCCAAAAATATTTGAAGAGTATATGCAAAAAGTTAATATGAAAATAAGAGAACTCTTCTAAAGAAAAAATAAATATAATAAAAAGATAAAAGAAGGACTGGGGAGTTTTGTAATTGAACTCTCCTATTTTTTTGTCTATAATATATGGATAGATGGAGATAAACATGGATGAATCTAAATTTTATGCTGTAAAGACTAATGATAAATGTAAATGTTGTGGAAAGAAGTTTGGGTATTTAACAAGTAGACATAGAATTATAGTTGCAGAAGGTAATTCTGTATATTTTTTGAAGAAATTTTTGGACAATAAAAAGAGCGGAGAATTGATTGAAATTGATATGAAAGATTTAATAAAAAAAGAAGTTCAGTTTGTTTTATTTTCGGATATGATTAAAGAAAAAACATGAGCTTAGATAAGGGGTGATTAAGTGGTAAAAAAAATAAAGAAAATAAAGAAAGTAAAAAAAGTTAAAAAGAAAAAGAGAGTTATTGTAAAGAAAAAGAATTATTGGGGTGGTTCAAGAGAAGGCGGAACACAGCAATACATAACAGATGAGAAACAGTGTATGTGGAGAGACGAAGATGGAGAGAGATGTGGCAAATTTAGAGTAGAGCCTGATATTTACTGTGAACATCATGGTGGTGTTGTATACAAAGATACTCCATGGATTGATTTTAATTTGTTGAAATGGATAAAAGAAAATGAGTTTCAACAAGACGAAGAGGGTTACTCATTAGATGAATATCCACATATGATTCAAATCTATCAAGACAAACATCCCAATAAAAGAATAATGAAAGCAGCTCAAGTTGGCATTACACATTTTGGTGTAATATTTTCTCTTGCATTTCTTGAAACACATAATGGACGAAAAGTTATATATACACTTCCAACTCGCACTGAAGCTTCTCGTATATCTAAAGAAAGGGTAGATGCTTTATGTACGGAAAACAGCGATATATTTTATGGAGGAAATGGAGATTCAAGTAAAGAAAAAAGTAAGTATGATTCAGTAATGGAAAAACAATTTGGTCGTTCTTTCTTATTTTTACAAGGAACTTGGTCCAGAAAACAAGCAATGTCTACTCCAGCAGATTTATTGATTCACGATGAGTTAGATGAATGTAAAGGAGATGTTGTTACAATGTTTAGAAGTAGAATTGGAAATTCAGATTATAAATGGAAAGTTGTATTTTCTACACCAACATATGCAGACAATCCTATTCATAAAGCATTTTTAGAGTCAGACCAACATCATTGGTGGTATAAATGTGAACATTGTGAACATGTGTTTATGTTATGTTGTTCTTTTCCTGAAGTAATTCAGTTAAATGAAGAAACAAACGAATATTACTTTGGGTGTGTAAAATGTAAAAAGGAAATTAAAAGAGATAAAGGATGGTGGAAAGCAGAAAATCCTAGTTCAAAGTATAGAGGTTATCATGTTACTAAGTTAATAGCTCCAAGAGTATCCGCAAATGATATAATGAATGCGAAAAATGATTATAAATTTGAGAGAGACTTTTTTAACTTTGAATTGGGACAACCATATGCTGGTGAGGAGGATAGATTAGTAAGAGCAGATTTAGAAGGTTGCGAGGATGGAAGATATACTTTGATTTATAGCGGAGAGTTAAATACATGCATGGGAGTAGACCAAGGAGGAGAAGATTTATATGTTTTAATATTAAAGCCAATGCATAATAAGTTACGATTAATTTATGTAGACCATATTATTGGTATGAATTGTTGGAGAGAGTTATATACATTAATGACACAATTTAAGGTAGTAAGATGTGTTGTTGATGCAATGCCTGATACTTTTAAAGCACGAGAATTTCAACAAGATTGGAAAACAAAAGTGTTTCTTTGTTATTATAATAAGAAACGTAAAGAAATGATAGATTGGCAACCTAATAAGGGAATGGTGTTGGCAGATAGAAGTTTAACACTTGATTTAATGTGTCAAAATATAAAAGATGTGAAAAAGAGAAAATATATATTTCCTATTTCTGATAAGTTGGTTCCTGTTTATTTTCATATTCTTGCATTAATAAGACAAAAAATTGAAGGTGCTGATGGAGAATCTCATTATGAATATAAAAAAGTAAGAAATGACCACTTTGCACACGCTCTTAATTATGCAACGATTGCCTCAGAAAATCTTACTATGGATTCATTTAATATTTTTGTAACAAAAGAAAGAGAAGAAGACAAAACTAAAATAATTGGATTAGGTAAGCATTCAGATGAGATATTAAATCGTTTGGCTATATATATATTGACTGAAAAAATATCATTTGAGACTCTTATTAATTATCGTTGTAACAGAGTAAACGGGAAACTTGTAGAAAATATGACTAATTTAAATGATTTAGAGAGAAAGATAATGTTTAAATTAGAAATGAAGTATACTGTGAAAGATATGATTGTTACTTTGAGTAACATTCAATTTTGCAGAGATAGAGTTAATATGTTAATTGAAAGGAGAATTGAAAAGCAAATGAGTAGTTTATTAGGTAAAGAGGAAATAGTAACATAGGAGAGAAAAAATGTCTGATAAAATGGCTGATAGCCAAACTGAACGGGACGAGGTTCAGTTAGTTAAGGAAGAAAAATTACCATCTACTATTAATATTGAAACGTATGTACCAGAAGCAGACAGAAAGGGATATCGTTTTCGTTCTACTGGTTTTACTACTGTACATCAAGTTAAACGTTTGAAACAACTTCACTATGACATGTATAAAAAGCACCCGTGGCTTCGTGCTGCTGTTGAGAAGATTGCAAAGGTTGCAGTTACTGTTGGACACGATATAAAGTATGTAGGTAAAGGTGAAGTTGATGAAAATGCTAAAATGTTAATTGAGAATTTTTTTAAATCTCCTAATCAAACTGAGTCATTTGCAGACATTATGTGGGTAACTGTTATTCAATTAAAATTAAATGCAGAATGTTTTTGGGAAGTAGTTAAAGCTTCAGCAGGTTATCCTAAAGACTTTTACACATTAAATGGGGATATTTCCCCTAATGTTGATTTACACGGATATCCAATTAAAGGTAAACCTGCTTATGTTCAAAAAGTTATGTCAGAAGAGGCTAATTTTGATTATGATGAAGTAATATGGATAAAGTTTTCAGACCCATTTGGAAAATTGCGTCCTACATCTCAATTTGAATCACTTGAACAATCGACATTACTTGACATATATGCAATGAAACTAAATAAGTCAATATTTACTAGAGGAGTTAAAAAGGGAAAAGCATTTATTTTTCCTGGACAATTAGGTGAAGAACAAATAAAAAGGAATAGAGCGCAAATATCAATGTTACATGAAGGAATTGAAGGTGCGTATAGTGCTTTTATTGCTTTGGAAGGGGAGTGTGAAATTAAAGATTTAAAATTGGAAGAAACGAAAATGGAAGGAAAGGATTTAAGAGAATATGTAAGAGACGAGATGCTTGGAGTTATTGGAACTCCTATATCTAAATTAGGTATTTCTCAAACGCAAGTAAAAGAGTCTCAATATATAAATAAAACCTTTTTTCAAGAAGAAATAAAACCTATTCTTGATTTGATTCAAAATAAAATTAATAGTTATTTGGATTTACTTGGTATTTACGATTATCGTTTTATATTTAAGAAGACTTCAATGAGTGACCAAAAAGATGTTGCGCGTTTGGTAGATGTTTTATCTAAGCATGGAGCAGTTAGTTTGAATGAAATAAGGGAAATGGTTGGTTTATCTCCAAAACATAATACAACATTTAATAAACCTTTTATTATGTTTAAGGACGGAACATTTATATTTTGTGAGGAGATGTATGATAATAGAAAGAAAATTATTGAAGAAAGACAAAAGAAAAAGAAAGAACAGCCAACGTTTAGTTTTGATATTGGACCAAGGAGGATTACAAGGAAAGGAACAGAATTTCCGTCTCTTGTGGATGATATTAATTGGGAAGAGGAAGATACAAAAGACGAAATAGTTATAAGTGAAAAGGAAGGGGAAGATGTTCACCCTTTTCCTTAATCGGAACAATATTAGGTTATTTTAAAATTGCACCAGAGAATATTGCAAACTTTCTTACTGAGTATTATCATATTTTATTTTCAAATAAAACAGTTCAGACTGATACTGCATTTAAGTTTATAAGGTCAAAAAAATTAGAAGATATAGTTGAAAAAGCAACACGAAATTTAGAGAAGGATTACGATAGAATAAAAAACAAAACAATTAAAGTTTTTAATAAGGCTGTGAAAGAAAGAAAGTTAGCTAAAGGCGATGATGAAGCAACAATTGTTATTGAAAGTTCTATAACAGGAAAAGAATTAAATGTTTCTCTTATTCAAGGAAATAAAGAATCGTATCTTTTTGGTTATAAAGAAATAGCAAAAGCACTTGGATACAAAGATGGTGATAGAGGTAAAGTAGGGATATTTAAATTTAATTATTTATCTCCAGAAACATTTGAAGCAACAAAGAGCGCTGCTTCAAGACTGTCTAATAAAACTATAAGGGATATGATGAATGGAGTATCTCCAAAATTTGCAAAAAGAAATGTTAAAAATATAATTCGTACAGGTATTAAAGAAGGGAAACCAGCAACAGATATTGCAGCAGAATTATCTAAATTTTTTGATGATACTAAGTTTTGGAAAGTAGCAGAAATTGTAAGAACGGAGATACCAAAAGCTTATAATATAGGAAGGATAAATGCAGCAAGAACTGATGGGATAAAAAAAGCAAAGATTGAACTTGGCGCTAAACCTTGTCAATGGTGTGTTGATAATTCTCCAGATGTACGAACGTTAAGACAAGCAGAAGAGTATATGAACGCTCACCATGTTAACAACAATTGTACGGTGATACCGTTAATTGATTTTAGCTATTATGGCATTAAACCTCCACCTGGTTATTTACCAAGTGAGAAGGAAGGACCATTGCTAACATGAAAAGGGGAATGACAACAAATAGATTTATAAATCAAATTAAAGCTGATGGATTAGGTTTTAAAGTTTGTATTAAGTGTAAAGTTAAAAAATTAGTAAGTGAATTTTGGTTGTATGGTGGAGATAGATTGGGGAGAAGAGCAAAGTGTAAAAATTGTATGAAAAAGGATAGTGAAGGGTGGCTTAAAAAAGATGGTAATAAAGAAAAGCGTAAGGAGATAGCAAAAAAGTATCGTGATAGAAATCCGAAAAAAATTTATAAGAGAATTAGAAAGTGTATAATGAAGAATAGAGACCATTATAGAGCATATGGTAAAAAGTACGATGAAAAGAGAGTAAAAGAAGTACCAGATAAACTTAAAGAATGGAATACAAAAGCTACTGAAAAATATGCAAAGGAAAATTTAGAAAAAAGGATTGTTTACGGTATTGTACAAGAAGCTTTAAGAAGCGGAGAGTTAATTCGTCCTAATAGATGTTCAAGATGTAATAAGAAGTGTAAACCACAAGGACATCACGAAGATTATTCAAAACCACTTGAAGTAGAATGGTTATGTGATTTGTGTCATAAGGATATTCATTATGAAAAAAGGCGTTTGGTAGAAAGAGAATTGAGAAAGTCCATAAAGAAATATGGATAGGAAGGAGATTTAAGTTGCCGTTTCCTACTCAACATTCCGCTCGTATTAGAACTCCAGGTCAGTTTAAGAGAATTAGACAAGAAAAGAAAGGGCAGAATAAATTTGGTTCAGGAATTAAGATAGTGTGGGGAGTTAAAGATGTTGATGGAAAAGAAAAAGCAATAATTCAATCAATTAGATTTGACAAAAGTAAATTTACTGCTGGAAAAGCAAGAGCATGGTTAAAAAGTCATGGATATAAGCCAATTAAATTTGAACCTGCATTAAGTCAAGAATTGTTTGAAGAATTACTTTTGGAATTAAGCAAAAGGGACAAGTATTCAATATGGAGCCAAGTAAGAAGAATAGAAGAAATAGATGATTTAAGAGTTGAGTATATGTGGTATGAGATTTCCAATTTATATGAAAGAATTGCAGATGGTAGAGAAACAGAATATAGTGAGAAAGAAGTATTACTTATGGCAGAAATAGTTGTTAAAGAAGTTCTTGCAAGAAATAAGATTACTTTTGAGTTTGGTCAACAGGATAATGAAGGTTCACAAGAATTATATTTGGAAGTGTTAGGTATAATTGTGGATAAGAAGATAAAGTTAGAAAATCCACATGGGGATTTAGTATTACAAAGGAAGGAGAAGGCAGTATTACTTGGTGAAAATATAGAGCTACCAGATATTTACTTAATGACTCAAAATGGAACTGCGTTGGGATATGTAAGGTTTGGTCCACTTCCAAATGAGGAAAACGACCCATCTAAAGGTGCTAAGTTTGGAACTTATAGATACAGAGTTGATACTAAAATGTTTAAGGAAACTCAAGAATTACATCATGTATCCGATGAAGAAAAAGAAGCAAGATGGCCAAATCGAGGTTTTCTTTTCTTGTATCCAATTCGCGAATTTAATTCACTTAAAAAATCAGTTAAATTAAAGTAAATAAAAAATTGTTTTTACATGATAAAATAAAAAAATTTTGAATGTATGAAATAAAAGGTTGTGAGACTTATTTTACATAACACCTTTTCTAAAGAAAGTTAATAGTGTGTAATGTACATATGATTAATGCTTAGAAATTTATGCATGTACTGAATGAAAGATTGAAGTATTTGTCAAATTATTCAGTTGACTTCATCTAAATTTTCTGATAATATAATATAAGAATGGAGGTAAACTAAAATGGTATTTGATTTAGATGGTAATGATGTTGTTATTAATGTTAGACAAAAAGGAGAGGAGAAATTTAAGCAAATTATTGTTTCTGATTTGATGGTTGATGAAAAGTTTGATTGTATTGTTATTAAGTTAAAGACACGTTCAGGTGAGATTAAAAAATATTTGTTAAGAAAGACTAAAAGGGACAAGTTGGTACTTACTTAGGCACCCGGTAGCAAGACACCCCTTGTAGTGACAGGTGACCTGATTATATTTTCAAAAGGAGGTTGCCTGTGGCTGTTAAAGTCAAACCCTTTTTTATCGTAAGAGACAAATTGGTTCTTAAAGTGGGTATTCATAATGGAGTGGAGTATTCCGAAGAAGAAGTTAAAAAGTTATACGATTATTATAAGGTAGTTGAAGCAAAAAAATATAAGGAACGTTCTATTGATGAGATTCATGCCTTTGACGTTCACAGGGGAGGTTCAGAGGACCACCAGGATTCATCTGGTACATGGATTGGAGATGCCGAAGGGATTTATTGGGATGATTCTGCTAATGGATTTGGGTTTCATAAAATTAATATAATTGAAGAGGATTTTGCTAATAAAATTAAGTATCAGAAACAAAGAGGTAAAGCTTCATTTGGCATATCTCCAAGGTTAAACGTTCTTCGTGTTGGAACACATGCGACGGATATAATCCCGAAAAATATTTCTGTTGTTCTTACACCTGCGGGTGGAGAGGAATTGTTGTTGAGTGAGGGTGATGAACAAGAATCTGGTGGGGAATTAGAGGATAAGGATATTCATTCGCATTATGTACAGCCAGTTACAGAAAAGGACTTACAAGCAATTAGGTCGCAAAGTAAAGAAGGAGACGACGAAATGAGTAAAGAAGAATTGGAAGGATTGCAAGCTCGCATTGCACAGCTTGAAAAAGAAAAAGAAGAAGAAGCTGCAAAAAGACGAGAAGCAGAACTAAAAGCAAAGGAAGAAGAATTTAAGAAGAAGGAAAAGGAATTTGAAAAAAGACTTGCTAAGTTGGAAGAAGGAATAAAGAAAGATAATAGCAAAGACAATAAAAAGGGTGATGAGGATTTGAAGAAAGATGATAAGAAGAAAGAAGATGATAAAAAATTAGAAGATGAAAAGAAAAAAAAAGAAGGAAGTGATAAGTATTTTGGTCCAAGTATTAAGTCTGATATTGCTCTTAAAGATTTTAAGGTTAAACCAGATTTGAGTAGACTTGATGCAAAATCAATCAATCGTGTTACTGATGATGTTCTTGCTGCTGTTAAACCTCTTAGCAACGAAAAAGGTTTTTCTCTTGAAGAAGCACAGAAAAGTATTGAAGAAATTTTTGTTATTTTAAGCTCAATTCCAGTGGATAAGAAGGAAGAAGAAGAATTAACAAAAAGAGTTGAAGAGGCATTGTCAAAGTCCATTACAAAGTTTAATCCATCTAAATCCGAAGAGACTAAGCAAACTACTCGCAAGGGACTTATTGTTGATGGTTCAACAGTGGTGAGGGAAGATAAAGCCCTTTCCAAGCAGCCAGATGACAAGCAAAAATTGGCAACCAAAGACGATATTCTCGGAAGTATTAGAGGTAGTTTGATGGGTGCACTCGGGTTGAAGGATTAACTAATTAAACAAGTAAAGTTACAAATGCAGTAATAGAGAAAATAAAAAGGAGGAAAGTAAAAATGGCTCAAGATATTTGGGACTTAATTCAAGAAAGAGCAGTTTATAAAGGAACAAGAGAGGAACTTGCTCTTGCTCTGAGTACTACTGAAGGAAGCGCATTATCTCCAGAGTCTTTAGAACCAAAGATTGTGGAACTTGTTCGTTTCCTTTCACCACTTGTAGCTGGGCTTAAAATTGTTCAATCAAATGGCAAAACTCACGAATTTAATGATAGGACTGCAATTCCATCAGCTAACTTTGAAGGTGAAAAAGCTGTTACGACTGATTCACAATCAACTTACAATAGACGTACAGCACCACTTAAGATTATTCGCGCAAAGGGCGGAGTAACTGGTTTTCAACAAGCATCTTCAAAATCATTTGTTAATTCTTACGCAAATGAAGTTCTTGGCGCTGCACAAGCAATGGCGTATGCTATGGAATTTGGAGTAATGTGGGGCAATTTAGCTGCAGACCAATATCAGTATGATGGACTTGATACTAAAATTATTACTAATAGAGTTGATGTAGCAGGTGTTGTTAAATTAAGTGATTTGGATGATATGTTAGACCCAATTATTGGAAAGGGTCCCATTAATAGAGGAGATATGGCATTTTTTATGAGTCCAATGATGCATTCCAAAATTAATACACTACAATCAGAAGTTCGTAAATCAATTACGAAAGTAATGTATGCTGGTGGAATTGAAATGACTTCATATCGGGATATTCCGATTGTGGATACATCTTTCTGTCGTCCAACTTCAAAAATGGGTGTTATTGCTGTTGCTAATAGTGCAACAGCAGGCAATCTTGTTGGAGGTCAAACTTATAGATGGAGAGTTGCAGCAGTTACTAAATATGGTGAACAATGGGCAAGTACTGCAGTTACTCATACATTAGGTGGAGGTAATACTTCGGTGGATATTACCTTTACAGCTGTTGCAGGAGCAGAACTTTACAAAGTGTATCGTACTCTTCAAGCTGGTGCTGCAAGTTCAGAAGTATTTTCAAAAAGAAATGCTGCTAAAACCTATGATGGCGCTGGTACTATTGGTGCTGCTGTTGTTAGTATAAATGATGGAACTTTGGATGCTTCTCTTGGTACAGATAAACCTTTGGACCAAGATGATAAAGATGAAGTAATTTTCTTGTTGAATATGAACCAAGATATTTCGCTTGAAATTGCATCTCTGCTTAATGAGCAAGGTGAGAAAGTTAAGAATCTTATTCAAATGCTTCCTCTTGCAAGAACTATTGACCAAGAACAATTCTTACTACTTTCTTATCAAGCTCTTGTTTATAAGGGTGATATTTTCAATGCGCTTTCAAGACGACTTCGTATTTCTTAAAAACTGAAAGGGGAGAAGCTATGGCTTGGTTCGTTTGTGAAAATACAAGGGAAGGGTCGGTTTTTAATTATGTTATTAAGAACTATCTTGTAGAAGTTACAGACCTATCTCATGTGGAAGAGCTGCGAAAAGAGTCTTGCTTCAAGGAGATTTCTGAAGAGGAGGCAATCGGTAGTAAGGTTGCCTCCTTGAAATCTCCTATAGAAGCTACAGACTTAAATAAGATTAAGGAAGAAGCAATAAAAAAAGCGAGAGAAGAAGCACAAGCAGAATTAAAAAAAGAAAAAGAAGAAATGAAAAAAGGAATTAGAGAAACGATGGAAAAAGTGAATCAAAATGCAACAAAGGAATTAGAAGATTTAAAGAAAAAAGTTAGAGAAGAAGCAAGAAAAGAAGTAGCGACAGAATTAGAAGTGGAAAAAGAAAAGATTGTGAAAAAGATTAGAAAACAAATTGAAGAGGAAGAAGAAAAAAGTCTTAAAATACCTAAAGTGAGAAAGAAAGTTGCAAAGAAAAATATTGTAAAAAAAACTATTAAAAAGAAAAAAGTGAAAGAATGACATAAATGAATGTTTGGATTACACAACAAGATGTTATTGATGAATTAAAGGACCTTGGTATTGACACTGAAGAGTGGAAACAAGGTTCTTATTCAAAATTAAATAAAGTAATATTAAGAGCACAAAGAGATTTTGAAAGATTAACACGAAGAAAATTTGAGAAAGTTACTATAACGGAAAAAATAAGCGGAAGTGGAAAGCCTACCATTGTACTTAGGTATTTTCCAATTGTATCAATTACTAGTATTATTGTAACAGATGTTCCAAGTTATCAACAAGATGTGACAGTAACTGAATATAGAGTTGATGAAGAAACAGGTGTTATTCATTTAGTTTCTACATTGCCTGTTTCTATGGCATATTTTCCAGAAGGACATTTAAATATAGAAGTAATTTATATGTATGGATATGAGTTAGCGGATATTCCAGATGACATAAAGGATTGTATTTTAAAAATGGTTTTAATACGCATAATTATGAGAAGCCCGGCAGAATGGGAAAGTGAAGGATTAAAGAGTATAAAAATATCTCAATACGCAGAAGCGTATAATGTAAATAAAACTTCAGGAGGGTTATTTAGTACACAAAGAGAGCAGTGGCAAAACGATATAAATGATATAATTATGAGATTTAAAAGAACTCTTATTGCTTAATTATTTATTTGTTTATGGAGGTGAGATGTGAAAGCGCGAGAGATTCCCTTGAGATTATTGCCTTTGAGAGCTGCTGTATCGCGTTATAATGAGGTTACGGAAGAATATGATAATGTCTATATAGATGTTCCATGCAGATTAGGAATTAAGTCTCCGTCCACTCATGGTGGAATGGAACAAGACAAAGTATCTTCTACTGTTGAAACACCGTTACTAATTACTCGCTATTATGAAATAAAGGATACTCCTTATAATTTTAGAATGGAAGATAGATTTACTATTGGAAATGAAGTATATCGTTGTTTAAATGCGGATAATGCAGAAAGTGCAGACCATCACTTTGAAATAAACGTTCAGCATGTTAAAACAATGAATACTTCTCCGTTAAGCGGTGAAACATCAGAAATATAAATCATGGCAGAAGTATACATCACTATCAATAAAATGCAATTAGCAAAAATTAGAAGAAAGTTTGGAAACTTAAAAAGATTGGAATGGCTAAAAAGACCAATAAAAGATTCAGCTTGGTACATGATTAATTCAGTTCATATGAATTTTACAAGAGAAGGACGTCCCAAAAAATGGGCTCCATGGGGATTTGCATATAGAAAATTAGTTCGTGAAAGAATAAATTATCCATTAATAATATTACAATTGGCAGGTAGATTAGGAAATAGAGTTTTTGCATTACAACTTAAACGTTCAATATCTCGTGGAAAAGGATTAAAGATAAAAAGAAATGGTTTTTTTCTTGGAACAAATGTAAGTTATGCAAGTATATTACAGAAGGGCGGATATGTTGGTCCAGGGAGAAGGTTTAGAATTCCTGCAAGACCGTTTCTTATGTTTCAAAGGCAAGACATTACAATAATACGAAAAATGTTTCAGAAACATGTTAACAAAGTATTAAGGAGTTAAAATGGCTCTTAAAGAATATGACCATGAAGATTTAATTGATGAGGTAAGAACTATTTTAACAAATAATTTAAATACTGAAATAGCAACAATAAATGCTGTAAAAAATGATGCTTTTGTAATATCAAACCCAAAAGCAATTTACTTTGGTTTAAGACAAATAGACCCAAATGTTGCAGAAGGAAAGTCTATTATAATTGTAACACCTTCAACTATTGAAGGTGTTGATTTTAATCCCGGAGTAACTGAAGATGAAACGATGATTGATGTAATAGTAGTATTGTGGGAAAATAAGTCAGAGAAAGCTGAAAGAAAAGTATTAAGATATGTAAAAGCAATAAGAAGTGTATTAGACAAACATGCTCTTCATATAGAATTATCTCCATATCCTAGTAATGTTAGTGACTCAGTTGTTTCTGGTATAGATTTTACTCCGACAGACTTTGAAGGAGATTTATATTTTAAATCTGCAAGCATTCACTTAAGAGCAAAGACTAAATTTGGATATTAGAAAGGGTTGTAGCTTGACAACAATCGCCGCTCTAGTACAATACACTCTTACAACTTAAATAGTTGAGGGGGACTATGGCGTGAAAGGAGAAAAAATGGATAAGAAAGTGAAAGTAACATTCAAAGCTCCTGGAGAATCAAAAGCACATTTAAGAGGAGTAACATTAAGGTCAGGCGAAACATTGGAAATGTTAGAAAAAGATGTACCTAATGGATTATTCAATAGCAAATATTATATAATTACTGATATGAAGGATAATATAATTACGAAGATTATAGAGAAACCAAAAATAAAAGCAAGGGTTGGTATATCTCGTACTTCAAGTAAGAAAAAGAAGGTAATAAAAAAGAAAAAGAAATAATTTTAAGGTTTTAAAATGGCAGTAACATACTGGGATGTAGGTGACGATAAACCTTATACTACACTAACAGCAGTTAGAGCAGCTATTCTTGCTGCTACACCAGCTGGTGGTGGTAATCTTGCTGGTATGGGTGAACAGAGAATACGAGTATTTGCTAAAGTAACTACGGGTAATATATATATGGAGTTTGTTGACTTTTCAACAAATTTTTTTGGCGAAACAGCAAATGATTTTATTAGCATGTATGCAATGGTTTTACATTATGGCATGTTAAATCAAGGTATACAGATATTCTATAGTGGAGCCGCTAAAGCTTTTGCTATTCTTCCAGGACCATACAGCAGAATTGTTGGATTTCGAGTTAAATGTATAAATCTTAATCCTTTTGGTTTAAGTGCTCCTATTTATATACTTAATGTTAATAATGTATTAATTGATGAATGTATTATTCAAGATAGTACACAGACTGCTAGTTCTGATGTTAAAGGTATTAATATCTTTAATTCACCAAATGTAGAAATTCGCAATTTTATTATTAACAATCTATATGCAAGTAGCGACGTTGTTCATGGCGTAGTTAGTCAGCAGTCGAATGGAACTGTGATAAGCAATGGAACGATATGGAATCTATCACCCGGGCCACATGCTTATGGTATTTATGCCAATTTAAACTTTGGAACTTGTATTATTCGTAATGTTTATGCAGGTAATTGTGGCGCTGGAACTGGAGGTCAGGCATTTAAAAAGCACATGGGGACTTTTAACATAGATTATTGTACATCAGATGATGGGTCTGCCGCTCTTTATGGTGGAGCACACAATAAAACGAATAAGGCTGGAGCAAACCAATTTGTTTCTATTGTGAGTGGAAGTGAAGATTTTAGACCTTTAATTGGTTCGGATATTTGGAGAGCAGCTGAAAGTTTATATGGACAATTTCAAAGTGATGTAGCAGGAAAGAAACGACCAACATGGGGTCCTTGGACAATTGGAGCATTTAGAGAACAAGAAAAAAACGGACAAATTCAAATATGGGACTGTCTTGACTTAATAGATTCAATGGTAGCACAATCAATAGAATTTGCTAAAAAATTAGGTACTGGAGTTGAAGCAGCTTCCGCTTCTCTCGGTGCACAAAATAATATTAATAGAATAAAAGCAAATGCTGACTCTGATGTTCAGTTAGCTTTATTAAAAGCGTTTAAAAAACAGATGGTAAAAGTAACAACTCATCCTAATGCTTTTGAGGGATTTTATACTTCAGCAAAAGCATTAAAAAATCATCTTGGTAATATTGGACATTATTTAGAAGAAAACTTACAAAGAGCGCCATTTCAATTTAAGACAATGGTTGAGTTATTTGCAATAGAAAAAATAAAATCAGAAAGTATTTTTTCTCCTGTAATTTCTAATATGGGAGAGATTACGATAGATGATGTAGACCCTCCAGGAGGTGGAGGTGCTACGAGTACGTTTGTGGATGGAAACGCAATAAATATTCGTCATTACTATGCAAGTAATTTAGTTTTGCATAAAACTACTGCTTCTTCAGGAGTTGGAGACCCATTTACTATTACTGTAACACTTACAAAGTGGGACATGACCTCTGAAGATAAAGATGTAGCAGTTGATGGACTTCATATAATTAATTTAGAATATGATATTGGTACACATGGAACAGATATGTATATTGACATTACTGATATGATAATTAAGGTTGGAGCTGAACCTGTTAATGCAAATACAATTAATCAGAAATGGAAAGGAATGTCAGAACTTGAGAGAAGTGTTGCCTTATAAGGATATAGAAATAAGGAGAAAAACATGGGAACTATTGCAAAGGCGGACTTTATATTATTGGCAGATTCAATTGCAGCACAATCCTATGAACTTGACCAGAAATTAGGAACAGGAATTGAAGCAGCTACAGCATCTCTTGGAGCGACAAACAATATTGCTAGGATAGTTGCTTATGCTGATGCAGAAGTCATTGATGATTTGATTGAAGGATTTAGAAATCAATTAGCTGAATGTTTGTCAATTCCTGTTGCATTTGATAGGTTTGTAACTTCAATGAGAGCACTTTCCAGACATGTTGGTGGCATGAGTGCTTATTTAGTTGCACAAGATGAAAGGGTTGGCCCTGATTTTAAAGTTGCATGTGAGATGTTAGCAATTGAAATATTAACACCAGCAGCAACATTTTCTCCTGTTGTTCCGGCAATGGGAGAGATTACAATAGATGCTGTAGACCCTCCGGGTGGAGCAGGTGCTTCGTCTACTTTTGTAGATGGCAGTGCAATTGATATTACTCGGTATTATGCAAGTAATTTAGTTCTTGAAAAAACAACTGCAGCTGTTGCAGCTGACGCACTTACTCTTACTGTATCGTGCACAAAATGGGATACAACTTCTGAAGATAAAGACGTACCAGTTGATGCAAGTGATGCAATTAATAATGAAGATGATATTGGTGTACATGGAACTGATATGTACACTGATATTACTGATATTGTTATTAAAGCTGGTAGCGAACCTACAGTTGCTACTACAATTAATCAGAAGTGGAAGGGTAAATCTGAAGTTGAAAGAGTGATTGATACAGCTGACCTTTAAGTAAAAAGTGAAAAAGGAGTAGAAACATGGCAACTGATATAAGAAACATTTTACATGGTATTGTACAAATATTTTTAGATGGAGCTGACATGGGATACACCAGTGATGGTGTTGCAGTTGAAAAGACAATGGATATTTTTGAAAAGGAAGTTGACCAAGAATTAGATGCAACGGATATATGTCCCACTAAATTTACTCTTACTGTTAAAACACAACTTGCAGAAGCAACACTTGTAAATCTTAAACGTGTCTGGGAAGAACCCGATGCAATAGTAACTAATCCAGGAGTTACTGATACTCTTTATCTTGGAGCGTTCCAAGATTTACCAGAGCATCAATTAATATTTACTGGTAGAAATCGTTTAGGGTTAGCAAGGACTTATACTTTCTTTCGTGCTAAAAAGATGGAAACATCAGAACACACTCTTCAAAAAGGTGATAAGGTTGTATTCCCCATTACTTTCCGTTGTCTTATGGAGTTCTCGCAGACACTTGGAAAACGTTATGGTCATGTTGTCGATAGTTTGGTATAAATGAGGAAAATAAAATGAAAGAAGTTATTGAAAAGGGGTACTTAAGGGACAGAAAGTATTTGAAAGGTAAAGGACAAAGATTTAAAGGTAATATGTTACCTTTATTAAGTTGGCACAACATTGACTTATATAATATGGAATATGAGAAGTTTAAAAATGGAAATGGAAAAAGAATAGAATGTAAAATAACTGTTCCTGTTAAATGCCCAAAATGTAGAAAGTGGAGAATGTTGCATATTGAAAGTGTAATAGGTGCTATAGAAAAAAGAGAATTTACAGGATATTGCAATGAATGTCGTGGTAAATATTTGAATTACGGAGATAGAAGTGGATTTTGGAGAAATTGAAGAAATTATTATCTTTGGCAAATTGTAATGAAGGAAAGGGGTAAGTGAAAATGAGTAAAGAAGATAAAAGCAAAAAAAATAAAAGTGATAGTGTTGCAAAAGAAGTTATTAGTGAAGATGAATTGGGTATGTTGATTGGAAAGACAAAAACTTATTTAATTGGAAAAAAGAAATTTATTGTAAAACCATTAGTAATAGGAGAATTTTATTCATTATTTCAACATATTGTTGAGGTTGTTAGTATTGTAATTTCAGCAAATCCAGAATTAATGACAGGAGACATTGGAGCAAAGAAAATTTATGAACCTGAAGTAATATTTGGGTTTATAAAATCTTCAGAAAAAGCTTTAGATAAAGTGTATGATATTGTAGCAATGGTATTAAAGGCAGATAAGAAGTTTCTTTTAGAAAATCTTAAGATTAGCCTGTTTGTGAGTATTATTGGAGATATTATTGAATTAAATGATATTTCGGAGATTGTTGCAAATTTTACGAGAATTGGCTCTGGGATAAAAAAGGAATTGAAGAAGATAGCCAAGCCACCTGGAGCATGATATTTGAACATTTTGCCAATTACGGATGGACTAAAGAATACATTATTAAAAATATGACTTATAAACAAGTTAAGTTATATTTGCAAGCATTTTATAAAAAGAAGGAAATAGAATATAATGCAATGGTTAAATCTATGGGTTCAGGTGTTTCGCAACCTGAAAGCGCATTTTCAGGTGGAATTAAACCTATGCAAGATTTTGAACTTTTGGATTTTGGATTATCTCACGATAAAGGAAATAAAAAATAGGAAAGAGTAATGGCTGATGTAAATCAAAAATTGAATATAGTACTTAGAGTTATAACTAAGTCCTTTTCTGCAGGGTTAAGTGTAGCGGGTGGTGCACTTGGGACATTTGTTGCTGGAGTTCAATTAGTAGGTAGAGTATTAGGTGGAATAGTTAGAAGGTTAAAGTTAATAGCACTTGCTGCTTCTGCTTTATTTGTAATGTTAATAAAACAAGCAGCAGACTTTGAATATCAAATGGCATTTGTTTCTACAATGATTAAGGATACTGGGAAATGGATTGGTAATTTTACTAAGGAAATTAAAAGATTAGCAACTAAAACTGGTGAATCTTTAGAGAGCATATCTAAATCTATGTATGATATTTTGTCTGCTCGAGTACCTCCAGAATTTGCAGCAAAAGTTTTAGAGACTACTACTAAAGCGGCAGTTGCTGGTTTTACTGATGCATCAGAAACGGGTAAGTTATTTGTTACTATTATGAATGCAATGGGAATTTCGTTTAACCAAGTTGATAAAGTTGCAGATGTATTGTTTAGAACGGTTGAAAAAGGACAGTTAACATTTAGAGAATTACCAGGACACATGTCTCGTTCCATGGTTGCTGCAAGAGCTGCAAGAATGCCTTTTGAAGAACTTGCAGCAACTTATGCTTTTTTGACAAGAAATGGATTTAACGCTGCTCAAGCTGAGACTGCTATTGCTCAAGCACTTACAAAAGTTATGGCTCCAACAGAAGAATCAATTGAAGCAGCAACTCAGTTGGGTGTAAGTATTGGTGAAACAGAAATTGCAACAAAAGGATTATTAGGAGTAATACAAGAATTAGCAAAAGCAAAGTTAAGTCCTGAAGAAGTACAAAGAATATTTCCTTCCATTCGCGCTCAGCGAATGATTTCTGCATTGATTAACAATGTTGAAGCATTTACTAAAGATGTTAATGACATGTATAATTCAGCAGGTGCAGCAACACGTGCATTTGCTAAGGGAATGGATACATTAACTCGTACTTGGATGAGATTTAAACAAGAAATGAAAGTTTTATTTCTTGAGATAATTACTCCAATGATTCCTGCTATAAGACAATTATTTGAGAGAGTAAAACAATTAGGAAGTTATTTGAAAGGACTTATATCTGCAGGTTCTGCAGATAAAATAAGAGATGTTGCGTTTTCAGTTGTTAAGTGGATTGAAGGCGCAATTTTTTGGTTAATAAAATATGTTCCTTATATTTTTGGCAAAATATGGGGGTATTTAAAGTTAACTTATAAAATGATTGGGGAAATATTAGATTTTGGTCCAATAGGATTATTTGGATTTGCAATACTTTCTTTCTTTAAGAATATTTTTAAAAATTTGTGGAATATGGTTACTACTTTTGTAACTAATACAGCAAAAGCTATAAGTGTAGGAGCGAAATTAGCTTATTATTATATAAAAGGTCAGTTTGTTGATACTACAGAAGACATAATGAGAGTATTAAGTGAAGTACCGAAAAGTGCATTTGAGAAATTTAAATTTATTTGGGAGGTTGAATGGCCTAAATCATTTAAAAGAGGTATGGAAAAAGTAGTGGGTGAATTTAAAATTCATAGTGATGAATTAGAAAAAGAACTTAAAAATAGAGAAAAGTTTGTAAGAGAAATTAAAGAAAAAGAATTATTACAAGAATTTAAGAAATTAAAAGAAACTATGGAAGATGCAATAAAAATAAGAC